ATTAAATAATATGTTTATGGTGAAAGGAGTTAATGATGTTAAGTAATTGTAAAGTATGTGGCAAGTTAATAAAGCGTTCTAAATCAATAATGAAAGTTTATCCTGAAGACTATGATTTTAGTTGCTGTAATGAGTGTAATAGAAAAGCAAGTAATGAAGATTAACTTATGGGGCAGTATGGCGGAAACAGACGCAAGACTGCGAAGAGTAGTCTGGAGTTTAATAACTTCGTGCAGGTTCAAATCCTGCTACTGCCCACTTAACCACCACTAAATAAGGAGAGGGGATGAAAGATGAAAATAAATGATAAAAGAAAAGGTAATTGGCTAGTAATTATTGCGAATGATAAATGCCCATATTTAACATACCCTCGTAATGATATTGCTTGTAAAATATTAGACGATAAACCAGAGAATAATAGATTAGGAGCAGACACTTATTGTTGTTTTGAAAATTGTCCTATTAGAAGAAAGTAGGTTATCGTGAGAAAAACAATAAAAACAGAGTACTTAGAAGAAAAAATTAACAGATTAATAGTTGAATATGAAAACTACATCAAGAGAGATACAGCAGAGCTTAACATAATAAGAAATCCTAATGGAGATACTGTTAAAACATTAAAAAGTCAAATAGAAGGTGCAAGATTAATGATATTGGGGATGGAAAAAATAGAAAATATTATAATGGAAATAACTAAATAAGTATAAGAAAGGAAATCAAAATGAAGATGCCTAAGAAGAAAGAGTGGAAAGACCACTTGACAAATGATAAGCTTATTAGGGAATATGAAGGCTACAATCAAGGCAGACAGGATATGTTAGCCTACCACAACTGGAGAATGGGGAGGTTGCCAAGCAGACAAGATATTTGGTTAAGATTATCAGAAGCAGACATTAATACTATCTTACAAGAATTTAAAGATGGTAATATAAATATGAACCCAGTAAGAGATGCAATAGCCACCGCCCTTGATAAACGGATTAAGGAGATGTGATGAAAGTCCTTATAATAAATATAGATAGTAAAATTCCTAATCTTGCTCTTAAAAAGATAGAAAAGTATCACTTAGATAAGGGTAATAATGTAGTATGGGATATGCCATTATTTAGAGACTGTGTTGATAAGATATATGTATCTTGTGTATTTACAAAGAATAGAGATATGTGTAATGAATGGGAAGGTAGTGCAGATATAGGTGGGTCGGGGTATGACTTGAAAAAGACTCTGCCTGCTGAAATAGAAAATATTAAGCCAAGAATAAACTTTGGGTTTACTACAAGAGGTTGTATTAGAAAATGTCAATTTTGTATAGTCCCAGAGAAAGAGGGTTTAATAAGACCTACTGGAGATATTTACGATATATGGGATGGAAAGTCAAAAGAGTTAGTAATTATGGATAATAATATCTTAGCACTACCAACCCACTTCAAAAAGATATGTGAACAATTAGAGAAAGAAAAGATAAAAGTAGACTTTAATCAAGGCTTAGACATACGACTACTCACAGATGAGTTGGCTCAAAGTTTAAGTAGGGTTAAGCATATGAGTGAGATAAGATTTGCTTGGGATAATCCAGAAGATGAGAATAAGATTATTAGAGGATTAGAGATATTAAAAAGAAACAAATGTAAAAGGGCTATGTTTTATGTGTTGGTAGGTTTCAATACTACACCAGAACAAGATTTTTATAGGTTTGAAGTTTTGAGGAAACTAAAACAAAGAGCATATTGTATGAGATATGAAAAGGTTAAAGGTAACCGACTTTATACAGATATGGCAAGTTGGGTTAATCAACAAAGATTTTTCAATTCTATGTCATTTAATAGGTATCAAGAATGTAGAGAAAATAGAAGTTTAGTTAAAGGAGTCCTAAATGAAAAAGGAAGAAGTTATTGAGATATTAGAAAGCAAAATAGAAATATACAGAACTGCAATAAAAAAACATCCACACCTAAAAGCGTATGAAATTGAGGTAGATGAGAATATTCTTGCATATCAATACGCCATCAAAGTCCTAAAAGAATTTGAGGGGTTGGAGAAAGACCTTGCCTTTTATAAAAAATGGATGATTGTTTACAAAAAGCGTTCTAAGCAGTTGAAACAATCCCAGCTAACCAAAGAAGAATTTCACACCATAGCTTGTGAGTATATACCAAAGTGGACTAAGGGTGAACTTGATAAACTATGGGAAGCCTTAACCGAAGGGCATTGGCTTAATATAGATAGACCTAAACAGCGAGAGCTTGATGATGAAATATTTATTAAACATATTCAGTCACATTTACAAGAAGGTCAGAAAGTGATATGTAAAATATGCGGTAAAACAGTAGAGGAAATAGCCACAGCTTTTAAGAAAGGAAAATTATGAAATTAGTTTATATAAAGTGGATTGATGCCCACAGTGAAACAGGGTGGAAAAACGAAAAAGAATTAAAAGAATACGCTGATAAAGAAGATTGTATAGTTGAGGAAGTAGGTTGGTTATTTAAAGAAACAAAACATTGCATTGTTTTGGTAAGTCGTAAATTAGAATGGACAATAGATAATTTAAAGCAATATGGCTTAATACAAAAAATACCTAAGACTTGGATAATAAAAAGGAAAGTGCTTACGCTTTAAAATAAGAAAGGGGAGATATGAAAGAACACAAGCTGCAATTTAAAGCAGTAAAGATAAAGGGTGTATGGTATGAGCCGATAACCGAAGCAACTACAAAGGAAAAGCTAAAAAGTCATATTGCCCAGTTACAGAAATACCATGCAGAGTATGTTTTATTTAAAAATGAAGTAGGCTACCAACTTATGATACCAAAAGAGGAATATGATAGAATTGATAAGAAATACAAATATGTTACAAAAGAAATGCCGCTACCTGGCTCTGGCCCGCGCCACTGCATTAAGTGTAGGAAGTCATTTAGAAGCAAGGGGTATAAGGATAGGTTATGCAAGGAGTGTTTCTTAAAACTACAAAAAAATAATTAAGCGTCTTGACAAAGTAATCATTATATTATATATTTAAATTGAGGCAAGGTCGCTCCTTGCAGAGTTTGGGGAATGGTAAGCTTACCTTATCATTCCCTTTTTTTATTGATTAAGGTTGAAATGAATTAAAATGAAAAGGATTACATATTAATACTCGCCAGCAACTTTATAAAAGGTATCGCCTTGAAAGTATGAGCAAATATTCTGCTGCTCGAAAGGCAGGGTACTCTCACAATACCGCAATTAACGCTAAAGCCAAACTTGATGATAGGATTGGTATGGAGTTTTGGCTTGAAGCACAAGGTCTTACCGATAACAAACTCGCTGAACACGCTCACAATGGTCTTAATGCTAATAAAACAATCGGCTACTTGCATCAATATAAGCAAAAAGGGAAAAATGGTAAGTTAGAAAAGATTAAACCTGATGAGGTCATCTCTAATGAGTTTGTAGAAGTGCCTGATTGGTCTGCAAGACATAAGTATCTTGAAACAATCTTAAAGCTTATGGGGAAAATAAAAGAAACACCCTTAATTGACCAGTCGCAGCATACTCATTACACGGTTAAATGGGAGAAAAATGCCGAGCATAGTGATAGATTACCAGCCCCAGGAATACCAAAACGAGATACACGATAACCCATCAAGGTATAGGGTTATCGTTATTGGTAGGCGAGGGGGTAAGACAGAATTGCTCCTCCAAGAGCAGATTAAGAAAGCATATCTTGATAAAGGACTTCATTGGATAATAGCCCCTTCCTATAAACAAGCTAAGTCAATTTGCTGGACACGCCTAAAAGCAATACTGCGGGTTGACCCTGCTTGGAAATATAACGAACAAGAACTTTATGCTGAACACCTTAAAATTGGTACAAAGATTGAGTTAAAAGGCGCGGACAACGAAGATAGTTTGCGCGGCTCTGGTTTAAAAAGTGCTGGATTAGATGAATGTGCTATGATGAAACCAAATGTATGGCCAGAGATTATACGCCCTATGTTAGCAGACTCACAAGGTCCTGCTACCTTTATCTCTACCCCTAAAGCTCATAATTGGTTTTATGATTTATATATGAAGGGCGTAAACCAAGAAGAGGGTTGGGTAAGCTGGCAACATCCTACCGCAATAAATAAATATATAGCGAAAGACGAAATAGAACAAATGAAGAAGGATATGTCTGATAGATTATTCAGGCAAGAAGTGATGGCAGAGTTTTTAGAGGATGACGCTGGTGTGTTTAGGGGTGTGCGTTCTTGTATTGTAGGGGAATTAATGCCATCAGTAGCAGGTAGGTTTTATGTAATGGGTGTTGACTTAGCAAAGACACAGGATTTTACGGTGCTTACAGTAATAGATAGCACCACAAGAGAAGTGGTAGCCTTTGAGAGATTTAAAGATATAAGCTGGCCAGAGCAGAAGATACGCATACAAAGGTTAGCTCATAGATACAACAATGCCTTAACTATTATAGACTCTACAGGAATAGGTGATCCGATTGTTGATGACTTACAACAAGCAAATATAAGCCTTTATTATGATGGCGAAAGACCTGGGTATAAGTTTACCAATGATTCTAAGGGGCGGTTAATTGACCAGCTTGTGATAGCGATAGAGCAAAGGTTGATTACTTTCCCAAGGATAGATGTTTTGATTGAGGAATTAAGACAGTTTACCTATATTTTAGGACAGAGTGGAAAGATTAAATACAGTGCGCCAGAGGGTAAACACGATGATTGTGTAATTTCATTAGCATTGGCTAATTGGGGTATTCGTTCTTATCTTCACTCTGCACAAGTTATTAAGAAGCAAGAGGAAGACCCGATAGACCGTCAAGGGCATGGTGAATTAATTGAAGCAGGTCAAAAGGTAGCAATGCCTTGGCATTACGGAGGACAAAATGGGGAATAAATTGGGGGATAAAATGGATATAAATTATCGTAAAGGTGCAGAGTTAGTTGAAGATGCTATTATAACCCTTAAGAATAGAAAAGAAGTAGTGCAAAAAAGACTTGATGAATTGCAACAGCAAACAACACAGGAAACTGAAGAAAAACAACAAATAGATGCTGCTATTGTAGAGCTTACATCTGATAAAAAGAAATTAGAGGCAGGAAAATGAGTAGAAAGACTACACACCCTGAAGGCTTAAAAGAAGTTTATTCAGTAAAGATTACAGAAGAAATTAAAGATTTTGTTTCCAATACAGCCAAAGATGTAATGGCAGTTGATAGAACTATTTGGGCGAATAAAATAGAGGAATTAGTGAGGCTTCGCTTTGGTTACAGGCAGAAGAAAGATACTTTCTGGAACGGGCAGGCAGATTATTCAATACCTTTAATTGATTCTCATATCAACCGCATTAAACCCTCATATATAAACCTTCCCTTTGGTACATCACCTATTTGCACCTTTGAGCCTTATGGTTCTGAAGATGTTGAGCCAGCTAAGAAGAGAGAGCTTTTATTTGATTGGCGTATGAGGACAAAGGTTAAATTCTTCCAAGAGTATTGCATTGGTACAGATAAAGCCCTTGAAAAAGGGTCGGTAGTATTTAAGACAGATTGGGAATATACCACAAGAAACTATCAAGATGAGTTTGATTTAGAGGACTTAAACAGAGAAACTCTTACCGCTATTAAAGACCCCAGCGTAACAGATGAAGCATTACTTGTAATAATTATTGAAGAATTAGGGGTTGACCCTGACTTTGAGGAGAACCTTGAGGAGATAGACAAAGCCATAGTAAAGTTTAGGGAAGGGGAAACAAAGTTTAAGTTTAATTTTATTGAGGTTGAGAACAACAGACCCAAAGTAACTGCTTGTGATATTAAAGAGGACTTAGTTGTTCCTACCGATACAACCGATATTCAGTTAGCGAGATTTATAGACCAGCCATTTACAAGGACTACTACTCAATTAAAGAACGATATGGAAGTTGAGAAGTACAAAGAATACAGCGATGATGAGATTTCTGGTTGGGGTGATAAGAAAGGCAATTCATCTGAACAAGATGATGTAATTAATCTACACGAAACTTGTGTATGGTATGACATAAATAATGAAGGGGTAAAGAAAAGATGTATCGCAACCTATCCGGATAACAACCCCAATGATGTGTTAAGGTTTATTGAAGTACCCTATGACCACGGATTGTTTCCTTATGTGCAGGTAAGAAGAGAGTTAAACGATACAGGCTTTTACACCCCAAGAGGCATTCCCGCGCTTGATGAGGACTTCCAAAAGGGCATATCTAAGGCGATAGAGCAAGCAGAGGATAATGGCACGATAGTCAACAGGCCTGTGGTGGTAATGAGAAGAAACACTGTTACCAATCTTAAAAACAGAAGGTATGTTCCAGGTGAAACGGTTGAAACCAATGGGCCAACATCTGATTATGAGATAAGGCAACAAGCGAATATAAGCCAGCCTATCCTTTATCAAGCTGCTCAATATCTAAAGTCTTGGGCGGATCAAAGAATAGGCAACGTAACATCAGGGTTAAGCGAGATAAACAATCTCCCAGGTACAGGCCCAGGGGGCAAGAAAACAAAGGCAGAGGTTGATTTAATATCATCCTTACAGGGTGAGGTACAATCGCTTGATTTAATGGTATGGCAGCAACAAATGGCTGGAGTGTATTTTCAGATAGATGCTCTCTATGAGCAGTTTGGTGATGATGAAGAAGAGATTTTAATTACAGGCGAGGAACCGCAGAAGATGACAAGGCGGGAAACACAAGGCAAGTTTAATGTAGTGCCTAATGGGCGGTTAGACAATACTAATCCTGTTTTAAGGGCAAACAAAGCCTTTAATTTGCTAAAGATATTTGCTGGAGACCCTGATATAAACCAATATGAGTTAAAGAAGCTATTTTTAACCGATTATGACTCAAGGATAGGTAAGAAGATTCTATATAGCCAAGAAGATAAGCAACGAAAACAGCAAATGCAAGAGCAGATGATGGAACAGCTAAAAGAGAAAGCCAATCAAGAGGGTATAGAAATGAGGCAGGTTGAGATACTAATGGATGTATGGAAAGAGAAAATGCTTGAACCAATACAAGGCAAGAAATATGCGCCAGATTAAGGGGAGATTATGACATTTGATGAGAAGATTAAAAGGAATAGCATAGATGACCAGATAGAAATTGGGCAGATTGTAGAAGGTGCATTAAAAGGAAATTTTGGAAGTTTACTAAAGTGTATTATTGCAGGCATAATATCTGAAGAACTTGAAGATGGGCGCAGAGATACAAATATACCAGCCGATAGAACTTTGGGCAGGATTGAGTCGTTGGATAAGCTAACAGAACGACTTGACCAATGTGTGGATATTAAAAGTCAATTATTAGTTGAGAAGCTAAAGGACAACGAAGTAAAACCGTCAGGCGAAGCCCCTAAAGGCTAAAAACTTATGAGTGCCTCAATCACTTAAAACTGTGCAAGCCTGACAAGCCTCCCACTGGCTATAAATGAGAGAAAGGAAAGGTGTAAAATGGTAGTAGAAAACAAAGAAATAGACCCGCAAGCACAAAAGGATTTGCTTGCGGAAAACAAAGATGTCGAGGATAGGAAGAGAGATGCGGCGAATGCCGTTATATCTACCCTTAATTTGCCTTTGACTGATGAGGAAAAAGGTAAAGAAGCAAAGAAGGAGCCGAAGAAGGAAGAGGAGCCAGCAAAGAAAGAGGATAAGAAAGAATCCGAAGTAGAGGAGTTTGAGTCAGATAAAACAGATGATGAAATCCTTAAAGCTAAGGATGAGGACTTAACCGAGAAGGAATTGACTTACAAGAAGCAGCTTAAATCCGATGACGGCAATGAGGAGTTAATCCCTAAGTCCAAGTTTGAGAAAACTATCAATAAAATGCAGAAACGTATTGATGATTTGACAGCTAAGACACATAAGGAGGAACCATCAAATACCGACTCTGATACTGCAAGGCTTGAGAAAATGAGCCTTGATAAGCTTGATATGCACAAACAAGCTGTTAAGACAGAAATTAGGGCATTGACTCGTGGTCTTGCAAAGGGCGAAGAAGTTGATGAGAAACGTCTTGATGACTTAGAGGTTCTTTCGGATAAAATTGATGAATCTGTAAAAACATATCCTACAAGGTTTCGCAAGACACAGATAAAACTCTTTAATGAGGTAGGAGATGAGATATCAAATGACTCCGAGATTGAGAACTTAGAAGAAGCTGTCCCTGAAATTAAAAAGCTTGCCGAATCAATTTATGCTCAATATCCCAAGCTTCAAGGGAGTGAGGAAGGGCAGGCAATGGCTCTAAGACTGGCAGCAGACCATTGGAAAATAAAGAAATCGTTTTCCGTTGGCAAAGAAAGGGTAGATGCAACAGGCAAAACGCTTAAAAGACTGAAGCGCAAGACTACGCTTGACAGCAATATTCTCAAAGGTGAAAAAGGCAAAACCAAACTTACTGATTTGCGAAAGAAAGCTGGTAGGGGTGGTACTGATGAGGATAGGAAGAATTTTGTTAAAGCGGATGGAATGTTTGGCGTTGATGACCTTATCCCCGATGAATTTAAAGAAAGGTAAGGGAACATGGCAGGTTATTTAACAAGTTATAGTGCAATAGGGAATCGTGAGGGGTTGACGGATGTCATAGCTGACCTTTTTGCTGATGAAACACCTGTATATAGTATGAGCAAAAAGATAAATGCTACCTCCACGAAACATGAATGGCAAGAGGATGCACTTGCATCAGCAAGTAGGACAGGTATTGTTGAGGGTGCGGCTTTAAGCTATTCAAGACCGAGTGTAAGGACAAGGCTTTACAATTACACTCAAATACGCCTAAGAAACTGGGATGTATCCTTTACCCAGATTTCCGTATCAAAGGCAGGCATAAAGGATGATATTGCCCGTGAGGTAATGATGGCAATGAAAGAGATTGCTACCGATTACGAGAAGATTATTCTCTCAACGGGTGATAGGACAATAGGTACATCAGCAATAGGTAGAGAGTCAAGAGGTATCCTAAGTGCTATTGCAACCAACACTGGACTAGGCACTGATGGTACATCTGGAGCAGCAGTTAGTCAGCTTACCGAAGATGTAGTCAATGAAAGATTGCAGGAGATATGGGATGCTGGCGGAAACCCAAGAGCATTAATTTGTGGTGGCTATCAAAAGAGAGTAATCTCTAAGAAGTTTTCCGCAAAAACTGGGTTCACTTTCAACATTGAAGCTTCAACGAGGCAAGCGATTGCTAACATCAATAAGTATGAAGGTTCATTCGGAACATTGGACATCATACCTGATAGACACATCGAAGTAGCACGCTTAGCTATAATTACACCAGAGATGCTGAAGATAGCCGTTCTTAGGGATATCAGGCAGTACAAAGGCGCGCCAACATCTTCAACCATTAAAGGATGGCTTGAAGGTGAAATGTGCTTGCAGTGGGGCAATGAGAAGGCTCACGCAGAACAAAGTCAGTTAAATAGCTCAGGTGCAATAAGCTGAGGCTATTTATTAATTATAAGGGGGGCAGATTACTACTGCCCCCTTTAGGGGATTAAGATGGAACAAACCTGTAAAGAATACAACGAGATATACAGAGATACAAAGAGATACAAAGACCACTATTCAAAGTCAATATATTATCCTCTTTGGCGCAAGATAGTACATATTTTGAAGAATTTAAATGACCCTCATATTTTAGAGATAGGTTGCGGAACAGGGCAGTTAGCACATTATTTATACGATGAGAAACTTAGGAATTATCAAGGGTTTGATTTTAGCGAGGAAGCTATAAAGATTGCTAAGAGTAAAAGCCCTCAAAACTTTATGGTAGCAGATGCTTATGATAAAAAGAATTACGAAGGGGATTATAACATAGCCATAGCGACAGAGGTTTTAGAACACATAAAAGAAGATATTGGTGTTATAAAGAACTTAAAGAAGGACACAAGGTTGATATTTAGTGTACCCACTTTTTACTGCAAGGGGCATTTAAGGTATTTTAAGTCAGGTATTAAGATAATGAATCATTATTTTGATTGTTTGAATATTAAGCGTTTAATGAATTTTAAATATTGGTTATTAGGCTTAGGAGTAGTTAAATGAAACAGAATATTCCAAATGAAGAATTAAGAACTAACGCTGTTGCCGAGGTTCTAAAAGAAAATCCCCAAGCAATATCTAATCTCGAGTCATTTTTCTATAAGGTATCTGATAAATTTATTCAGAATAAACTCTATACCTTCCCTAAACTTTGCGTAGAGGCACGAAAGGTTAATTACTTAAAACAGAAAGAACTCAAAGAGCAGGGCAATCCTAAAGGGTGGAGTGATAAAAAAGACTTTAAGTTTGCCTATGTAATACCTACCGAACTTTATATGTTTATGACAAATATGGTTTATAGGAACTTTTGGGATAACAAAAACCAGAAGGTCTGGCGATCCTTTATGAGAGGGATAATGCGCGGGGATGAGCCAATGGGCTTATTACGCAAGGTAAAGGTCTATTACGGTGCTGTATCAAAGCAGGTGGCATAATGGGACAATCACTTATTAAATTAGCCAAGAAAGATATATCAAACAAGTCTATATTCAATAATCGGCTGGTTGTTGAACTTTGCGAGCAATTTCATTTCCATTATAGGAATTTACGCATTACATTGAGTCTAAGCGACTTTATTGAGTTAAGCAGGGGATTAGTCGCAGCACTTGATAGATGGGGCAAGCTGGGGCAACCAGAGCCGAAAAAAGGCACACACATAGAGTTATGTAGGAAGAAAGTAGCCACAGATGCTTATAATGCCGGAATACAGGTTAATCTTAATAAAAACCTCTATAATGAGAATAAAGATAAGATATTTTCTGAAGGTGCAGGGTTTGAGGATGAAAAATATATACATATCAAGTGTAGAGATTTACGGTTGGAATTAAGTTTAAAAGAGTTTGAGGAGTTTAGTAATGCCGTTACCGAAGCCAAGAAAAGACTTAAAGATAGCGATACTTGTGCCGTGTTACAAAAGGCCTGAGTACGCAGTCAAGTGCATTAAGGCGTTAGAGGAAGCGCAGGAATATAAGAATACGCATTTTGTTCTTATTGATGATGGGTCAAACGATGGAACAGATAAGATATTAAATGGTTCTAAGTTGCCTAACAAGACAATAGGTATCCATAAAGAAAATAAGGGTCTTCGTAATACATTGATAGAATTTATTGCATGGGCAAAATTTAAAGATTTTGACATTATGGGTGTAATAGGTAACGATTGCTTAGTACCTAAAAACTGGCTTAATGACTTACTTGATATATTTGAGAAATCAGATGTAGAAATACTATCTCCTAATGTATTCCCTTCAAATGCTGCTTTTAAGCATGGCAAGGAACAGGGATTGCCTTATATGCCTTCAAAGATAGTAGGTGGTCTTTGGTTTATGTATATGGATTTAGTTAAGGATATTGTATTTAAGAGGCATGACATTAAAGGGATTACAGGGGCATTTAATATATTAAAACAGATACTTATAGAAAAAGACCCGAAAGTAGGTTGGGCATCGAAAGTTGTAGTCCAGGATATAGGACATTGGTCAGGATTACATTCTCAACATATAAAAAGCCAAAAGCATTTTGATTATTACCAAGAGGTTGGTAGAGGGGTAGATTGGTGAAGATTTTAATTATTGGTATGGGTGAGGTAGGACAAGGATTGTATAAGGTATTAAGCAAGTCTTATGGCGATATTTACACCAAAGACAAAGAAGAACAAATACCCTTTAAGGTAGATGTTCTGCATATCTGTTATCCATATCATAAGAATTTTGCCGCAACAACAAACTCTTATATTGGCCCTTATAGACCAGAATTGACCTTTATCCATTCCACTGTTCCTGTGGGCACAACCAAAGAATTAAATGAGTTGTTATATTCGGAGTTTTTAGATAACGCAGTAATTCATGCTCCAATTAGAGGCGACCATTCTTGTATGGAAAAGGGCATAGAACTGTATCCTATGATGTTTGGCGGAGAGAACGAACAAGATATTAAAAAGGCTATTGATTATTTAGCCCCTACGCTAATTCAAGGTTATCCTGTAATACCTTCTTCCGTATCAGAGTTAGCCAAGCTTTTAAGCTTAACACAGTATGGGGTTGCTATTGAGTTTGCCAGATATGCTAAGAAATGTTGTGATAAATTCAATGTTCCTTATGAGGCAATTAAGCAATATACGAAATCATATAATGATTTTTTAACACAAGTATCAAATGAAGATATTGGTGAAAATCACAAGAAGTTTAATCTTAACCCGCCTGAAGGAAGAATAGGCGGACACTGTGTCTTAGAGGGGATGGAAAAAATAAATGCGCAAATTCCTACAGAGTTTATATCTTGCCTTATCAAGGGCAATGACGAATTGGTTAAATAGAGTATTTCTTAATTTAGATAATACCGTATGGAGATATACAAATATTTATCCTACTGCCAAGATAGGTAAAGATAACACAATAGGTTCTTATGTGGAAATAGATGATAATGTAGAGATAGGTGATAATAATAGGATTGGGGCATTTACTTTTATACCAAACAATGTGGTGATAGGTAACAACTGCTTTATAGGACCAAGGGTTACTTTTACAAATGACAAATATCCCCCAAGTGGCAAGGGGCAATGGGGGCATATTTATGTTGAAGATGGTGCTTCAATAGGCGCGGGTAGTATTATCGTGACTGGTGTTATAATAGGGGAAAATGCTTTGATAGGTGCTGGAAGTGTTGTAACAAGAGATATACCGGCTGACCAAGTCTGGTATGGTGTACCTGCTGTATTTGCGAGGAGAAGATGATAGACACTATGGCAATTAAAACCCATAAAGACGAAGTTTATCAACCGATACCTTTTCTTGAATATGAAAAAATGGAAAGGATTATTTACAAATGTTATTAGCTTGTCATCAGCCAAATTTTTTGCCTTGGATGCCTTTCTTTGAGAAAATGCACAAAAGTGATATATTCGTTATTCTTACAGAGGTACAGTTTGAAAAGAATAGCTGGACTAATCGTTGTCAGGTAAATGGTAAGTGGTGGACTAATCCTGTAAACCATGGGAACGTGCCGATAATAGATAAATACTACACCACAGGACAATCACTTCTTAATATTAATATGCAATGGATTTATTCTGTTGCTAATTTACTGGCGATAGACACAAAGAAAATAAAGTTTGATTTTCCGACAAATAAAAAAGGAACAGAGAGAATAGTTGAGATATGCAAGAAATATGGGGCAGATGAATACTTAACTAATCCTGATGCTACTAAAGCATATCTTGATAAGAAATTACTCAATGATAATGGTATTAAGCTTGTGCCGTTTGTGAGCAAGAACAGAAAGCATCCATTTGAGTTGTTTTCGGAGATAGGTGTGGAACAAACAAGGAGTTTATTAAACAAGGACAAGTAATGCAAGATATAAAACAGTTTTTCTCATATATGAATGATATAAGCTTTTCTTACATTGTATTAAGAAACTGGGAAGGACTACCTTATCAAGTTGAATTGGGTAGCCACTCCGATTTGGATTTGCTTGTTTATGACTTTGACCACTGGAAAGAGATATATCCTAAAGCAATTCAGGTTTACCCTGCTCCCAGGGTACAGTTTAAAGTACCTGTGAATGGTAGCTTTATACAAGTAGATGTCCGAAGCATTGGTGATGGTTACTATCCTGTTAGCTTTGAGAAACTTTTACTTGAAACACGAGTATATAACCCTAATGGATTTTTTACTCCTAACCTACCACTCCATAGGATAGCATTATCTTATCACGCTTGCCACCATAAAAATCAAAATAACTATAAAAAGTGGCTTGGTGATGTATCCACAGAGGAAATTCTAAAGGCATTAAGGGAGTCCGATGTAGGTTGGACTAAACCCTCTGACCCGACAGTAGGCAGGTTTAATCAGTATATGAAAGGTGCAACGGCTTCTATTGAGAAAAAGGATGGTAAGGTTATTAAGAAACAGACCGCCTATAAGGAATATGATTTGATCGGTAACGAAGCTCGTATTCTTGCAGGTTGTAATTCAAAACACTTTCCTCAAATATATAGAATGGGCGAAGATGATATAGAGATAGAGGATTGTGGAGAAGAATTAATTGTCAAGAACTTGCCAAAGGATTGGAAAAAACAACTCATAGAGATTATAAAGGATTTGAAGGAATATAAGATAGAACACCGTGACATACAACCTAATAACCTAATGGTAAAAAATGAAGTAATAAAACTTATAGACTTTGGATGGAGTATATTAAAAGATGACCCGAAGGATAATCCCCCTTCCTGCTTGGGTTATCCCTATCGTGCAAGCTGGGGGCCAGACGATAACTTTGCAATGACTAAGGTTATCAGAGAGTTTGAATATCAGGAGGAAGAAAATGGGATACAATCAAAAGGGTAAGAGGGATGGCAGCGGGCCACATAAAGACTCGTATAGAAGAAAAGGCGAAGGCAAGTCGAATGGCAGGCGAAAAGCCGCTGGAGAAACTTGTCCTTTCGGTAAACAATGAAAATCTTAGGTTTTGAGAGGAGCGTAGGGGCGGCTAATCATTATAGAGTTGTGCAGCCGTTATATAAGCTTCAACAACATAAGCTGGCGGATATATTAACCCTACATCCGCAGAATGCTATGGATTTGGAGTTTGTAACACAGAAGATAATTGAAACGGATATTATTCTATTCCAAAGACCGCAGGATGATAGGTGGTTTAACTTTCTAAAGATAGCACAAAAACACGGTAAAATTATAGTTGCTGATTATGACGATCATCCATATAATGTATCTCCCCTTAATCCTGCCTATCGCTATTATGGCACAACCAACGTACAGTTTAAGTGGCCTGACGGTAAGGTTGATATGCTTTGGATAGACGGAGAAAATGGGTTTAGCATAGAGGATAATATTACTCGGCAGGATTATTTTAGAGCAGCATTTAAAAGGTCAGATATGGTAAGCACGACAACGCCTATATTGCAGGAGAACTTCCTAAAGATAAATAAGAATACTGTAGTTTTGCCAAACTTGGTTGATTTTGACCTTTACCCGCAAGTTGAGTGTGTGAAAAAAGAGGTAAGAATAGGTTGGCAGGGTGGTAATTCTCATTATGAGGATTTATTTATGGTTTCAAAGGCGATTAAGAAAATAATAAAAAAATATAAAAATGTGAAGTTTGTATTCTTTGGTGATATGAGTATTGCGGGTTTGTTTAAGGATGTTCCAAAGGACAGAATAGAATGGCATAATTGGGTAAAATATGTGGCTTATCCTTATAAGTTGGCGACCTTGAATTTAGACATAGGATTATGTCCTGTGATTGATAATGAGTTTAACAGAAGCAAGTCAGCAATTAAATATCTTGAATATTCAGTAATGAAGATACCGACTATTGCCTCTAATGTACCGCCTTACTCTCCTGTAATAAAGGATAAGAATGTAGGGTTGCTTGTGAATGATGACCAATGGTTTCAGGCAATGGAGCAGTTGGTTAAAGATAAAGAACTAAGATTAAAATTAGGCAAAAATGCCTATGACAATGTTTACGAAAACTACAACATAGATAAAGAAATACATCTTTGGGCTAACGCTTATGAGAAGCTTTTAAAACGAAATGTAGCAGAACTTTTGGAGGTTTAAATTATGGATTTCGCTGAACAGCAAGCTTTATTGTCAGAACTTTTAGGAGATTCAAATACTTCTACGGATGACGCATTTCCTTTAGCACGAAGAAAGGCGGCTCTTAATAGAGGGGATATTCACTTCTGTAAGGACAGCCATTGCATAAGAGAATACGCTACCGGAGCAATAGCAGACCTTGAATTAGATGTTCCTGCTGGTTGGCTTGAAACTTTTTGTCTTATTATCAATGATGAGGTAATTGACGGCAGGCGCGAGATAGACCTACATCAATGGGAACGCTACGAGAAGAACGGCTCTACAGAACCATTTTATTATATGTGGGAATATTCAGGTGATAAGAAGATGAAGTTTCTAACTAATAGTGGAGTAAACGGCGAGACTTATAAATTGTATTATTTTAGGAAACAAACAACAGCTTTAAGTGCTGATGCTGATGAGTCAATAATCCCTGATGAATATAGAGAAGGCCCAGTATACCATGCGGCAAGTTGGTTATTAAAGCAAATAAGCAAGACAGAATTATCCGCACAATGTAAAATGGATTATGATAGATTGGTGGCAGAGGTTACAATAAAGACAGAGAAAGAATACTTAAAGGAGAATAGACCTCATCCTGACTTAGGTACTGTGCCGATTAACGGCGGGTATCGACAGGGGGATGGAGGGCATTTTGACTAATGTATAAAACAAGCCGTGGCGCACTTGATAGAGCAAAACCTTTAGAGTTGACTTTAGAGTTGCTTAGTTTTTCCGGTGGTGAGAATACTATTGGCGAAGACCAAGAACTTAAAGCTAATGAAGCCAGAATAATAGAAAATTGGGATGCGATAGCCATAGGTGGGATGAAACGCTCTAAAGGATTTAAGAAAGAAGCTGATGGCGGTGCTTCTTGGAGTGAGGACATAGATTTGGTCATCCAGCACTACGAGGATGGCTCTGTAAGGACTTATGCGGTGGTAGAAGGGGATTTGGTCTATGAGAACGGTGCAGCCCTAACACAGGCGGATAACGGGGCTTTTACAACAGGACTACTTTGCCACGGGGTATCCATCGGGGATATTCTATACATTACAAATTCAACCGACAACATTAAGAAGAAAACAATAGGTGTTGGTATTGCGGCCTTAGCTGACCCGCCAGCAAACGCAAGAGATAGGTTATATTATCACAAATTTAGACTTATAGCAGAGGGTGGAAGCGAGAGAGTTTATGGCTCTCGCGCGGGTAAGGGCAATTTTGACGCAGCAGATGGCTTTAGCAAAGCGAATGATGCTTGGAATATAGATTTACCACGATATACGCAAGGGTGCGTTATGGGCTTCCCTTCAGGGGATGAGGTAACGGTATTTACAGAGTTTGAGGCATATTCAATCTGGAATTTTCCTGATGTTGCATATAGACCTATACCTGCCTCACATGGTTGCTCTGCTCCTTATTCTATAGCCAAAGGTAATGAAGGGATATTCTTCGTATCAAAATATCCTACTTTAGGGGTTTATTTATGGAATGGTTCTAATTGGATAAACTTAACAATACATCACGACTTTGTAGAAGATATAGATTTTGCAAATAGAATATTTGGAATTTATAGGAATAATAAATACTATCTTTTTTATAACGAGAGTGGTTCTGGTGTAAGCTATCCAAATAAACTAAGAATTTATGATACCAAGTTTGGCAGGTGGATGGATAGACCTGTAAATTCTACCGTAGCCGATAACTTTGGCTATCCTGCTTTATTGACTTTTTCTAACAATGAATTATATGTGGGTTCTTCTCGGACAGATAAACTTTACGAGCTTGAAACATCTGATAATTCCGATGCGGGAGAGAACACAGAAGCTAATTATAAAACGAAGGACTTTACCTCTGCTGACTTTAGCGCAGGTGGTGGGAGATTTCCAATAGATGAAGTAAGGATGAAACTAACAAAGATTACAGTAACTGCCTATGGCACAAACGGGGTGGTAACTGTTCAGTGGTCAGCCGATAGGGGCGCACATAGCGGCTCACAAACATTTTCAGTATTGGCTGATGGGGATTTAATAAACAGCACTTTTATAGTGAATACATCTGAAATTATTACTCTACCACCCGATAAGACTATTGCAAAATCCCTTGCTAATAGTGCAGTTGGGAAAAGGTTTAATTTTCAGATATTAAATGTAAATACAGGTGAAAGAGTAGAAGTTAAAAAGGTTAAAATTCATGCAATCGCTTTAGAAGAACTATAAGGAGGATTAAATTATGGCATATCCAAATGATTTAGTACGCACAAAAGATTGGGGGAATGAGGTTTTGACAGATGCCGATTTAGAGGCACAACTTGATTTAATTATCAACTGGCTTATGGCGGCTGTAGATGCAACAACAGGGCATAAGCACGATGCCACAGCTAATGAGGGGCCGAAGGTGTTGGTATCTGACCTTAATCTTTCATCTGGAGCAGAAGGCGATATTATTTACCGCAATGCTACTGAACTTGTAAGATTGGCAAAAGGAACAAAGGGACAAGTGCTTAAAATAAATGATGCCGAAGATGCTCCTGAATGGGGTGGTGCGCAGATAAGCGATAAAATATTAACCGGGTTTGAACTTATCTATAAAACTACTGATGATGTATATGTTGAGCCAGGCTCGCTTTTAGTCGGGGCTACCTTAGTTAACAAAACCGCAAGAACTACTCTTACATTAGCAACCGCAGCCGATTGGTGGGATGGGGCAGTGGATAGTTATGCAGGCGGTGCTGGTTGGTGTTATATAGGAGTAAAAGCAGACGGTGATATTAAACTCTTGGGTGCAAATCCGCCAGATAAAGCTGATACAGCAGGAAATACTGTAGGCACATTACTTTATTGGTATGACAGCACTTTATATTGGAGAGTTATAGGAGCAGTAAGGGTTCATACAGACAATACTATTCTTCTTAAGTTTTACCAACAAGGCGATTGGATTATGTATGACGACCCCGAGAATGATACACACGCATTAACTAATGGCTCTTCTGCGGCATTTGCTGATGTAAATTGCTCAGATTATGTGCCTGCACTTTCCGAATTAGTCAAAATTCAAGGTTATGGCGTAAGTCTTGGCACAAATACAGCTGGAAGCTGTTCTGTAAGAACAGATGGTTCGGGTGCCGTAAATGGATTGAAAGTATTACATGGGGGGGTTGGCGATGTGATGGCAACAGCCTATGGACACGATGCAGACCAATTTGATATTTTTACTGCTTCACGAATATTCGAATATATAAGAGGCGGGACTTTTACAATCAATTTTTGGGTAGTAGGATACTATATAGGAGGCTTAAGGTGAAAATCTTAATAGTTATATTAACTACTATCTTATCAGGTCTTTTATATAGCTATGGCGGAGCAAAAGGAACAAGCCTTGCTTGGCGTAGAATAGGCGTCCCAGCTATAATCAGTATAGTTATGCTAACACAACAGCTATGGATACCAGCGGCATTAGCGTGGCTATTATTCCCTATACTCACATTAGGCTATGGCGAAGATAGCTGGTTAAGAGAACTTTTAAACGGCTCTAATTTCTGGACAAGAACAGTGATAAGTTTCTTAATAGCCTCTGTGTTGGCATTAACTACGGGGTCTTATTACTGCTTTCTCTTTCTTCCTTGGTATATAGGACTGACTACTAAGTGGAAATGGGACGATGTATTGATTAAAGGACTACTTTTAGAAGAAATCTTAATCGGAGCTGGAATTGGAATATGCTCAATATTGTAGAAGAATTAGTGAGGATAAATTATGGATGGATACAGAGAACTTTCGCAAGATGATTTAAAAACACCTGAAGGTATAAATGAGCTTAATAATATGTTTAAAAAGCTTTATCAGGTTATCGCAGGCGATGGGGAAAAAGTAAGAATATTTTACGGTTACGGTTCACCTGAAGATGTAGTAGTAGCTAATATTGGAAGTATCTATTTATGCAAAGACGGTGGAGCAAATACCTCTG